GGGCGCCCCAAAAGGGGCGCCCTGTTTTGTTCAACCCATGTGAATTTTCTACTATCTCTTTGGAGGAAATTATGGCAAAAAAGTCGAAGAAAAAGAGCGATCCAGTAGCTGGTCACATGGAGGATTTCACCTCCGATCTGATCAAGTCAATCAACAAGGACCACGGTTCGAAGATCGCCTACAACCTGTTCCACGACACCTCACCGACCCACGTGAAGCGATGGATCAGCACCGGTTCGAGGCAGCTCGATTACATCATCTCCAACAGGCGCGACGGCGGCATGCCGGAAGGGAGAATTGTGGAGATTTTTGGACCGCCATCCATCGGTAAGTCCCACATCGCCATTCAGATCGCCAGAGCCACCCAGAAAATGGGAGGTATTGTGGTCTACATCGACACCGAGAACGCGACTTCTGTGGAGAACTTGAGGCTTCTGGGCGTGGACATCTCCACGAGGTTCGTCTATGTCGACTCTCACTGTACTGAAGAGGTGCTCGAGATCGCGGAGTCCACCATCCTCAAGGCTAAGGCGATGGACAAGGACGTTCCGGTGACGATTATCTGGGACTCTGTCGCTGCATCCTCCCCCAAGGCAGAATTGTTAGGGGATTATGATCAGAACTCAATCGGCCTGCAGGCGCGAGCGATCTCTAAGGGAATGCGAAAGATTACCGGAGTGATCGCCAACCAGAATGTGTTGATGGTCTGCCTGAATCAGACACGCGTAAAGATCGGGGTAATGTACGGAGATCCCACCACTACACCCGGCGGTTCGGCAATTCCCTTCCACTCTTCTGTGAGAATCAAGCTGGGAGCCGGTCAACAGATTCACGATAAGGACAAAAATATTATCGGAATCAATGTTTCTGCCAAGACGATCAAGAACAAAGTCTCAGCACCTTTCAGGAGTTGCAAATTTGAAATTCACTTCGGTGTGGGAATCATAGAACACGAGCAGCTCTTCGACGAGCTTCGCAAGCACGGCACAGCGCTATCGGGTGACAAACAAGTGACTGTCAGCGGCACCGGCGGATGGAAGGTTCTCGTCGTGTCGGATGAGAAGACGGGCGAGGTTCTGGTGGAGAAGAAGTTCCACAAGACCGACTTCAATAAAATTTTGGAGAATCCGGAGTACAAGCCATACCTCGACGATCTGATCGCTGATGCGTTTATTAAGAAAGCTGCTTCGAATGAGAGTTTCGATCTCGATATCGAGTCGTATGAGGAAGTGCGCGCGGTGTCGGACGACCTTGATGATGTGTTGACAGACCTTGAGGGCTGAAGTGAAAGATCCGGTCCTGATTATTGATGGGCTCAACTTTTTTATGCGGCACTTTGTGGTGAATCCCGCGATGTCGTCGCACGGGGAGCACGTGGGCGGTTTTCTGGGCTTTTTTGGTGGTCTGGGTCGTCTGTGTGAGATGTTCTCTCCCGGGAGAATTGTGGTCGTCTGGGAGTCGGGAGGCAGCCCTAAAAAGCGCGCGGTCGACTCCTCGTACAAGTCGGGTCGACGACCACCGAGACTCAATAGATATTACGAGGACGATATTCCTGCGACGTCCAAAAACCACGGAACGCAGGTCGCCATGTTAGTCAAGGCTTTGAGCTACCTTCCAGTGACACAGATCTATGTCAGAGACTGCGAAGCTGACGATGTCATAGGTTACCTAGGGCGATACACTTTCAAGGACACAGATGTCATTCTGGTGTCTTCGGACAAGGATCTGTACCAGCTGATTGACGACACCACAGTGCAGTGGTCGCCCGGACAAAAGAAAATCATCGACCAGGCGGAAGTGGTTAGAAAGTTCGGTGTGTCTTCCGAGAATTTTTGCACCGCTCGGGTGTTTGTGGGGGACAGTAGCGACAACATCACGGGTGTCAAGGGCGCCGGCTTCGGAATTCTGTCGAGATGGTTCCCGCAGCTGAGTGAGAATGAATTTGTAAGCCACGGAGAGGTGGTCGAGCAGGCGAGATTGATGTGTGCCACAAAAAAGGGAAAGGTTCTTCAGAGGATCGCGGAGAGTGGTCCCACCGCCGCCAAAAATTGGAAGCTGATGTTCCTCGACACGTCCAAGCTGGCGGGAGACCAGATCAAGAAAGTTACCGATCAGATTGAAAAACGAGGGACAAGTGATAAAATGTCCCTATTGAAAATGATGGTACATCACGGCATACAAAAGTTCGATATTGACAGGCATTTTTTAGAAATTAATTCTGTGAGAAACAAGTGACCCAAGCTCATAATTTTATGCAGGAGATAGTGGAGAATTCGAACAACGTCCACCACTTTTCTCAGCACGGTAAATCATTTCAGGAAAAAATCTTTCAGGGGTTGATCAGTGATACAACCTGGGCCGCGCAGATGGTCGAGGTGATGCGTCCCAATTACTTTGAGATCGAATATTTAAAGTTCCTCACGGAGAAGTATTTTGCTTACTATCAAAAGTACCGGTGTTTTCCCACATTGGGCCTCCTGGTGAACGTGATCAGAGAGGAGCTGTCGGACGGCACGGATGACATTCTGAGAGACCAGATCATTGCGTTCCTGCTGCGGGTTAAAACCAACCCACATCCGGGAGACATTTCTTATGTGAAGGACAAGACGCTCGATTTCTGCAAACGACAGGCTTTCAAAGGTGCGCTCGAGAAAGCGGTGGACCTGATCGAGGGAGACAGCTTTGAAGAGGTTTTGGAGCTGATGAAGGGTGCGGTGTCGGTGGGAATACCCCACAGCATTGGGCACGATTTCTTCGAGGATTTTGAATCACGCTTTGTGAAGATCAACAGGCGAGCATGCCCCACCGGATTTAAACGGCTGGACGCTCGAGACATTTTTGCTGGTGGTCTNGGCCGGGGTGAGATCGGTGTGGTGACCGCCAACACCGGTGTGGGAAAATCTCACTGGCTTGTGGCGCTTGGTGCGAACGCAATGCGCGCCGGCAAGAATGTTCTGCATTACACCTTTGAGCTGTCAGAGACAGCAGTGGGCATCAGGTACGACAGCAATCTTTGCGGTATTCCCGCAAACGACGTCCAGGATTGCAAGGATATTGTCCAGGAAGCCTATCAGGACAGATCACTCGGACGACTAATTATTAAGGAGTATCCGACAGGAAGTGCTTCTGTGACGACGATTAGAAACCACCTGGAGAAGCTCGCGTTGAAGGGGTTTAAACCCCACGTGATCATCGTCGATTACGCTGACATTATGAGATCGACTAGAAGTTACGACACGCTTCGACACGAACTCAAATTTATCTACGAGGAACTTAGAAATTTGGCGATGGAGATGGACGCTCCCGTTTGGACAGCATCACAGGCGAATCGTGATAGCGCACAGTCAGAAATTGTGGGCCTTGAAAACATGTCAGAGGCTTACGGCAAAGCAATGGTGGCCGACGTCGTGGTAAGCATATCTCGAAAAGCTGCGGAAAAATCGACTGGGGTCGGTCGTCTTTACATCGCGAAGAATAGGGCGGGACGAGATGGAATCGTTTTTCCAATTTCTATTGACACTTCAATGTCGATGTTTGAAATTCTTGATGAGAATACGCTGACACTGAAGGAGGCGACGAATCAGTCACAGAGTGAGGCCAAAAGTGCGTTACTTAAAGCCTGGAACGAAGTCAAGAACGAGCCGGAGGACTAGATGGGATGGGTGAAAGAGCAAGATAAGAGTCTCGTTGCGAAATGGGTTGAGCTACTCGACGGGGATCCGTCTGATACAGACAAGCCCACACACACAGACCCAGTTTTAGGGGCGGCTGCCGATCTAATTCTATGGAAGCTTAAGAAATGCAAGAGGAATGAGAAACAAAATGAAAAAGAAGTGAGACTTGAGTGGATCAAGACATCCAAAAAGGAGGACGACATTCTATCAGTGGTCTCACCTTATCCATGGAAAGAATTGGCGCAGCTTCGAAAAGCCGCCGACCACCAGGGCAGCTGGCACTTCAGGCCGGTCTATCACTCCGACAAGTGTTTAGATGAATTTTTTGGTGAGAATTGGTATTTTGAGACGATGCACGGTTTTGACAGCGTGGCCGACTTTCGAAAGTGGCTGAGGAGCAAAGAGTGTTTGTAAAGAAGACGATCAGCATCCTATTGAAGGACACCGAGCTTCGCAAGGAACCCGTGATCATTCGGGTCAACAAGTTCAATGAGGAAAGCACAGAAAAATTTGTGAAGCAGATGGGAGAGGCACACAATACCGGGCAGCCCATCATTCCAATTGTGATCGACTCGTATGGGGGACAGGTCTACTCTCTGATGGCGATGATCGCGGCAGTCAAGAACAGCGACCTTCCTGTGGCCACCATCGTCGAGGGAAAGGCGATGTCCTGCGGCGCAGTGTTGACGACTTTCGGCGAGGAGGACAAGAGGTTCGCCGATCCGAACGCCACCATCATGATCCACGACGTGTCCTCCATGGAGTGGGGTAAGGTCGAGGAAATCAAGGCGAACGCCAAGGAGGCGGATCGGCTCAATGAGAAGATCTACCACATGCTGGCGAGAAACTGCGGCAAGAACGACGACTATTTTCTCAAGATCGCCGATAAGAAGAAACACGCGGACTGGTTCTTGGATGCCAAAGAGGCCAAGAAGCACAACATTGTGAATCATCTCAGGGTACCGAAGCTTAGAGTCAAAATTGGCGTGAGCATTGATTTCAAGTAAATTCACGTGTAAATTAGCTCATTTTTAAAGTAAAATCTTGCTGGAGGTGATTCAATGTGGCAACCACCAAAGTCCCCGCACGGACTCATTCAAGAGGACCTGTGGCCCGACGAGTGGAAGATTCTGGTTTCCTGTATGATGCTGAACCAGACCACACGCAAGCAGGTCGACAAGGTCGTGGACGAGTTCTTCGAGAGNTGGCCCACCCCGGAGACGTACGCGGAAGCCGACCTGACAGAGGTCTCCGAGGCGATTCGACCGCTCGGTTTCTACAATCGACGCCCTAGGGCGATCAAAAAGTTTACCGAACAGTACCTCGCCGACGACTGGAAGGAGCCGATCGAACTGTACGGCATCGGAAAGTACGCCAACGACGCGTGGAGAATCTTCGTCCGAGGAGACTGGCGGGACGTAAAGCCCCAAGATCACGCGCTCAACATGTACCATAGCTGGTTGGAGCTGTCGGCGGAACGACAAAAAAACTGAAATCGAGGTGGTCTTTGAAACCTACAACTCCTGTTCACCCACTAGCCATGGGAGAAGAACTGGGTGCAATTTTGGCCAAGTCATTCGCAGATGAGATCGATAAAGAAATTGTCGATCACATAGAGCAGTCATTGACAATAACTGCCACATGCACGAANCGACCCAAGAAAGGCGATCTTATTAGACATGTTTGGGATGAATATCCTTGGTTCCATGGACAGCCAGCTGTAACACAGCCCACCCTCCGTGAGCAAACAGGAATTTGTATTGAAGATGATGTGGTCATGACCGATGATGGAACTTTGAAGGCCTTGAATATTGTGGAACAAGCTGCCGTTCATGGCAAATCGTATATTGAGGTGATTGAGTGATTACTGTCGTGTAAGCGTTACTCATGAGTGATATAATGAGGATGCGCCGCGGAGGTGTCTGGAGAATTTCAGATGCACGAGCTCGCCAAACGATACAAGCTGGAAGGAGAATAACAATGAAGGTCGCAGCAATCTTAGAACAGATCAAAAAAACGCGTGGCTCAAATGCCAAGATCGACATTCTTAAAAGCAACTCGAAAAATTCCCAGCTTAAAAAGGCACTGAAGTACGGACTCGATCCGTTCATCAATTTTAACGTTGTCAAGGTCCCCAAAGTGGTGAATCGAGAAGTCTACGGGGATGAATCGACGAAGTGGTGTCGATTTTTTGATGCTGCGGATTCCTGCGCGAGCCGAGAGGTCACCGGAAATGCCGCGGTCGATTTGATGCACCGGACTTTTTCCTCGGTTTCTGACGCGGACGAGAAGTGGATGCGAAAAATTCTGAAGAAACACCTCGCGATCGGCGCCTCGACCAAGACGATCAATAAGGTCTTTCCGGGATTGATCAGCACGTTCGAGGTCCAGCTGGCAGAGACGTGGCATGAGAAGCACGTCAAAAAGTTGCCTGGGAAGATTCGAATTGAGCCCAAACTGGACGGAATCAGGTGCCTTGCGGTAGTTCGAANCGGTGAGTGCCAAATGTTCGCTCGCAGCGGAAAGCTCATCACCAACTTTGACGCCGCCATCGGTGCCCAGCTGGCAAATCTGCCCGACGGTGTCTACGACGGCGAGATCATGTCTAATGACTTTACCGCACTAATGCGACAGGTCCACCGCAAGAAGAACGTCGACGTCTCCTCAGCCTATTTGGCGCTGTTTGATGCCGTGACTCTGGAGGAGTGGGACAGCAAAAAAGGAACCAGCCCGCTCAGGGACCGCCGCCGGCGACTCGAAAAAATCTGTAATGAGCACTCGCTTGACGGAGTTCTGCTGGTTGAGCAGAAGGAAATTGACTGCGAGACGGGTGCTATTTCCGCGCAGCAGAAAATATGGGAGGAGCAGGGTTACGAAGGCGCGATGGTCAAGAATCCCGATGCTGTGTACAAGTTCGGTCGCTCCCGGGGCATGCTGAAGGTCAAATCATTCCACGATATCGACCTGGAGGTCATCGGGTTCAAAGAGGGCACCGGAAAACATCGGGACAAGNTGGGTTCGATTCTCGTCGACTTCCGCGGTGTCGAGGTGAANGTGGGTTCTGGCTTTGATGATGAGCAGCGGTCTGAGATCTGGAATAATCGGGACAGCTACCTCGGAATGACCGCCGAGTGTCGATATCAGGAGATCACACCGGACGGCAGTTTGAGATTTCCAACCTTCGTTCATTGGCGACTCGACAAGTAATCGCAGATGATCTCTGTTGAACTCTTGCGCAGCGCCCATTAGAATACCTAAGTGTGTTCTTGCCTATACACAGAAGCAAACGTCGTGACTCTGGGGGTTATCTATGCCTGAGGGACCCGAAGTTAAGATAATCGGCGAGGGATTGTCCCAAAATGTCGGCATTCGACACCTTGTGAGTGTCACACCGGTGTCCGGGCGATATACCAAGAAACCTCTTCCTGGAATCGAGGACATGACCGAGAATCTTCCGGCCCGGGTGGTCGGAATTGGTGTCAAGGGAAAGCTCATTTTCTGGATGTTTAATAATGATCGGTTCCTGCTTAACACCCTCGGAATGACTGGGTCGTGGTCGACCAAGAAAGAGAAGTACTCACGGATCAGGTTTGATTTTGACACAGGAGATTCTGTCTTTTTCAACGACAAGAGAAATTTTGGCACCCTCAAGTTTGTTGTGGGTAAATGGATGCTCAAACAGAAGCTGAATTCGCTGGGACCTGACATGCTGTCCGGGGCGGTGAGCGATGAGCTGTTCTGTGAGAGGCTTGATAAAAAACCCTACTGGACGATCGCTAAGGCACTGATGAACCAGACAATTGTGTGTGGGGTGGGAAATTACGTCAAGGCGGAAGCGCTTTACAGAGCGAAAATTTCACCCCATCGTCTTGTGGGTTCACTGTCGTCGGAGGACATGTCCGATCTCAATGATGCCGTCCAGTACGTTCTCAAGACGAGCTATACATTTAAGGGGGCTACCCTGAGGGACTATCGCAGCATCACAGGAGAGGCCGGACAGGCGTCTCGTCGGTTTCTTGTTTACGGTCACAAGGAGGACCCTGCGGGAAACGCTGTTGTAAAAGAAAAGACGACCGATGGGCGAACCACTCACTGGGTCCCCGATGTGCAAAAATGATGAACAATGTAGCGTATGTTCATAAGATAAATTCCATACAGGAGATTTGAAATGAGATTGTCTGACAATAGTATTGCACAGCTAGTTCGAGTTCTGCAGATCGCAATTTTGACGGGAACCGACATCACTGACAACTTGCGCATGGTGAATTTCATCGAAGAGGAGGATCTTTTGGATATCGATCCGGAGTACCTCTCTACGTTTGAAATGAACCTGGAAAAGATGCAAGCAAAAGCACTGGGCACATCATTCGACGCGAACTGAGGGCATTGAAGGTGGATAGATTCGCACAAATGTTTTATCAACAGGTGGAATTTAACGAGCTGCTGCGTGATAAACGTGACCATCCGAATTTTCCTCTTGATTTAAGCATAAAGGAAAATCAGCAGTTTCTCAAATCACTTGCGTATGAGTGCATGCATGAACTTTTTGAGTCGAATATGCTGCTCAAAAATACAAAAAAGCACAGAAGCACTGAGCTGACAGGGTTCGATCGCGAGGCCTACAAGGAAGAACTGTGTGATGTACTTCACTACTTGGTTGGAATCATGATTTATTCGGGCATCAGTGCTAACGAGATGTTCGAGACGTACATGAAAAAAGGAAAAATCAATGTTGAGCGTATCAATGGAGGTTACTGATGTTGTCACGTGAGGTGGCTTTGCGAATTCGCGAGGCGGTCGCTGCGGGTGGATCGGCGCTAGAGGAGATTCTTCCCGAATCTTCGTTACACGCGGTTCGAAACCCATACGCGCACATTTGGCGTCACATCAAGAAGGAGATGGGAAAGACGTACCTCGAGTGTGTAGATGAGGACGAGGAGAGAATTCTTGAACTTGTTCGATACTGTGTGAACAACCCCTACTGAGACAGAGAATGGATCTCAAGAAAATGCTCACACGCCAGAGGACCTTCTCTGA